TCACCCTGGCTCGCTTGTGGCTCACCCTGGGCGTCACCCTGGGCGTCACCCTGGCTCGCTTGCGGCTCGCCTTGTGGGTCACCCTGGCCCGCTTGCGGCTTGTCACCGTGCGGTGACTTAAGAGCATCGACTAGTCGTTCGACGATCGGCAATATGTCACGCGTGCACGTCGCGTGCTGTAGGTCATCTAGGGCGCGGTCGAGTAGCTTGCCCAAGTGGGGATCCATCTTGGCGCGTAACGCGTCCGCATGCTTCAAGGGCGCGCCGAGTTTGGCGCGGCCGATGTAGGCTAGCGCCCATGGGAACGTCTCGCCGTTAACTGGCGCCTTTCGGTTCAGCGTCTCAACTAAGCGCGCGAGGAGCGACTCGGCGCCATGGGTGCCGCGCTTGGCGGCGTTGATAAGCTCGCGTTCCATGCGCGCGTCTTCTAAGGCATTCATCAAGTGCGCGCCGCCCTTGCCGAAACGTTGATAGGCTTCACCGAATGCTTGACTGTCGGTGAACAGCACGTGACCCGCCTCGTGTAACCACAGCGCCGCTAGACCGTCCGCATGTTGGCGGGTGAGACGCTGGTCAGGATGCATCGCGGGAAGGTACAGCGTCGCATGGATCGCCGTGCTGACTTTCCACTCGACCGCCGCGATCGCCGATGGGTGAGTCGCGACGGTTGTATAGACTTTCTTACCGGTCACGTCTTGCACTAGCGCCGTGAACGCGTCTCGCGCCGCTTGCGTGTACTCGTCTGCGCGGATCATTGCGATGCTCCAAAATGACCGACCGCGATTTGCGTGACCACCTCGCGATCGAGTGGGGTCACGTGGTTATAGATCGCGGTGCGTAACGCATGGGATAGCGTGACGCCTTGCTGTAGCAGAGTGATCAGCGCGACCAAGCGTCGGAATCCGATCGGTTGACTGATGTCACCGTTATGGCTCGCGACTCTCGTTAGCTGGCAAAAGTCGACAACGTTCGACGCGAGCTTGGGCGTGCACTCTGTACGCGCTTGGAGCGCCTTGATCTCCTCGTCTCGCGGCAGATAGTCGACATCGATCACGGCAGTAAACCGATCGAGTAGTGCCGCATTTAACTGCGAGACGCCAGCGTATCGGCCGGTATCGTCACCATGCCCGATCGAGTTATCGGCGGCGATAAAGACCACACCGGGAGCGCACGGTATGCGCGTGCCGTCTTCACGGGTCACGGTGCGGCGGCTATCGAGTAGCGGTTGTAAGGTGGCGACTAGCCCATGGCGCGCGAGCGATATCTCGTCAAGAACGATGATCGCGTAGGGGATCTGTATGCCCGCGAGTAGCACACCGTCACGCCATACCGTCCCAGACTCGTGACCCGATGGTGCCGGGACTTCCTGCCCGATCAGCGTGTCCGTTTCGGTCGATAAGGTGAACGCAATCTCAACTAGCGGGCGACCGAGCCTAGCGGCCAATTGCTGGGCTAGGGTGCTTTTGCCCGTTCCCGGCGGACCGCCTAAGAAGAGATTTGACCCTGACTCGATGCACGCCACGGCGATGTTAAGGGTCTGCGGGTCATACACGTAACTGGGGTCGATCGCGGGCGCGTCGGGACTGCCGTGCGTGTGGCAGTGGCCGTTAACGTTTACTTGGAAAACATCGCGGATCAGATGACGCTCGCCCGACTGGCCCACGCGTGTGGGGATACGGCGCGCGTGACTCTCAGTGACTAGGGTTTCGATCGTTTGGAGCATCGCATCGATCGGCAACGCACGGATGCGCGCAACCTCGGATGCGATCGGATCTGCCACTGGCTCAACTGTCGGCGGCGCGACTGGCTCAACTGTCGGCGACGCGACTGGCTCGACTGTCGGCGACGCGACTGGCTCGACTGTCGGCGACGCGACTGGCGCGGACTGCGGCGCGAGACGCTGCAGATCGGCATCGGTCGCGCTGGCTGGGATCGGTATGCCCGCTTGGATAAGGGCGCGCTTAAGCGCAAGACGTTGATCAAGGTTGAGAGTTTGCATGTGATGGTTTCCTTAGTTGACGACAAGGTGACCCGCGCACCCATTGATAGGGCATGCGGCGAGACGATCGAAACGTTTGGTCTGCGCGAGCGACGCACGGAGCACTAGTCCGCATGACGCGGTACACGTGATCTTAAGGAGTCGCGTCGGTTGAGACGCGGGCAGGGTGATCGACGCGTGGGGCAATGGTCCGACTGATTGGACTAGGGCGGCTAACTGACTGGTCAGGTGAGCGGATGGGATCGGCTTGTGATACGGGCGCTCAAAGCCAATAAGACGGGCATACATGCTAAAAGGCGCGGCATGCGCGGTCGACATGTCCAGGGTCGCGTGTAGCATCTCATGGGTGAGGTGAACGGCGATCTTGATGGCGTCTTGCGGGCCGAACTCGGGACTGATGAATATTTCGGCGTGGCCGTCTTTGGATTGAGCACGCGAGAGCGTACGCGAGAGTGCTTTGCGGGAGTTGGGGGGAAAGCCGAGACAGACCCGATAGTCGATCAGCGCGATACCTTGACGGGCCAAAACGTCGTCTTGAATTAGCGATGCAAGACTAGTCAGCCATGCTTCGCGGTCCCAATTTTGAGTCGTCATGTGATGGTTTCCTGAGTGGTTTGATGACTGCGCGCGAGGTGCACGCGTGCGAGAAACGTATGCTATAGCATGTATTTATACTGAGACTCATGTCACAAAACGGTAACGGTTAAACGTAATTAAGTAACGGCATGAGGAGCGGGCGGTGGTGGCTTGTTACCTTTAAGTTACTGAAAAGGTTACGGAAATTAGGCGGGGGTAACAAGGCCGGCGAGGTTTGTTACCTGGTTAAGTTATTGATTTTCGGTCTGTTTTTAGTCTAAAGGTAACAAATAACAAGATTAGAAAAAAAATTTCGATAGTCAAAAATGGGGGTTAGTGACCACTTTAAGTTGTATTTAGGGAGTTCTATATAGAGGTAGTTGGCGGATCCTCGCGGCCGCTACCGCCTTGTTTTTATTGAAGTTTTTTTTTACTTTTCTGTTTTTTGGACCAAAAAAAGGCCTAACTCGTTGAAAACAGTAAGAAAAACCGTTTACCTTTTCGCTGGTCATTTTTTAACCACTGACCCTTTTCGTTATTCCCTAATCGGATAACGCGTTATTCCCGATTTGGATAGCGTTTTGGGTATGTTTTGACCCATGCTCGACCGCGTGTGGACGTTTAAACCTGGACAGCACGGATTAGTGCTATTTATACGTGCGCATAATTAAATGTTATTGCGATAACACTGGATTATAACCAAAACTCTAGGTTAATCAGCTACTTAGCTAGCCTGTGGTTTACACGTTTAAACGCATAGTCGTTTACGATCAAGAACTTACCGAGCACTCACCTTTGGGGGCGTTTAAACGTGAAGAGTCACTCGTAAACTACTGATTTAAATGGGAAATTTGATGAAAACTTTCGGGTTTTTGAAACAGCAACGGAAAAATTTACAGAAGGTCCCCAGACATTTTTCGAGTTTTGGATTTGGCCCTTAAGTCGTTGACGATTCGACCGAAATCAACTACTTGTTCTGCTCATGACGCGTCGTGAACTGGAAGCCCATGGCGAGGACGTCCTCCACCGCCACTACGATCCCGACGACTACCGCTGGCTCCCGCCCGAGTTCCTCCTGGATAACACCCATCCAGGAAACAACCTATACATCAAGAACTTACACCATATCGAACGAGCCCTAAACGACCAGAAGGCCCGCTGTAAACCCCGCCACGTCGAGCTCGTCCGCGCCCTAGTCAATGGCCTCTCGCCTCTCCAGGCGGCCGCCAAGGCGGGCTACAAGCACCCCCATCCCATCCTCAAGCGTCCCGAGGTCAAACGCCTCCTGGCGCTTTCTAGGCACTTCCAGCAGGCCCTAGACGGTCCGAACGTCGCCACCCGGATTGCCATGCTCTACCGAATTGCGGTCAACAACGAGCACGACGAGCCGAAAACTAGCATCCAAGCCATTGAAGTTATTAACAAGATGACCGGACTATACGATCAGAACTCGCTAGCTCCGCAAGTCATCAAGATCCAGTTCGACCACCAGCTTCTCCCCCGTACGGAGCTCGACCAACTTCCCACCGGAGTGACCCTCGATGCCCTACCTCCGCCCCCCGAATCTACCTAGCCCGCCGCAGGGCGATCCGTCACCGATTTACCTCGTAAAAGTGATCGAGGCGACCGACCTGCAGGCTGTTACCAACGAGTTTCTAGTTTTGTTACCTTCCCTCTATCCTGACACGTATCCCGTGTTAGTAGAGCTTCACTATAGCCCGCCGCATAGCGTTTTAGTATTGTTTGCGCTATTTAATGTTGAAGATCCAAACATGCTACCGCCTCCCTAGAATCTCCTTCCTTTTTGTAGATTTTTACATGTAAATAACACGGTGTTATAACAATAGCACGGTTATGAGTCTGAAAATGGTTTAATGTAAAATGGCTGTAGCGCAGCGTATCCCGCCCCCCGTTGCACGTTTCGAGTACCAGCCAAGAACCCAATTCGTCGACTTTCATCAACGCAACGAACGTTGGGCCGCGATCGTCGCCCACCGCCGGGTGGGTAAGACCGTCGCCGCCGTCAACGACCTCGTGCTCCGGGCGCTGTACAACCCCCGTCAACATCCCCGGTACGCCTACATCGCGCCGTTCTATCGCCAGGCGAAGGACGTGGCGTGGCAGTACCTCAAGGACTCGACCCAATCTTTCGCCCGCCGCGTCCGGGAGTCAGACCTGCGGGTCGAGCTGTTCAACGACGCGTACGTCACCTTGTACGGAGCGGATAACCCCGACGCCCTCCGGGGCCTCTACTTAGACGGGGTAGTCCTCGATGAATACGGCGACACCAAGCCGTCGCTGTGGCCCGAGGTAGTCTTGCCGACCCTAGCCGACCGCCGTGGCTTCGCCGTCTTCATCGGCACCGCCAAGGGCAAGAACCATTTCCACGCGACCGTCGTTCGCGCTCGCACCTCCCCTCACTGGTTCCACCGCACGTTCAAGGCGTCCGAGACCCACGTCCTCCCGCCGGAGGAGCTCCAGGAGCTACGCGAGCAGATGTCCGCCGCTCAGTACGCCCGCGAGCTTGAGTGTGACTTCGACGCCGCCGTGCCGGGTACTTACTACGCCGACCTCATCACTGACCTGGAGCGCTCTCAGCACATCCACCCGACCCGTTACCCGCCGGACCTCAACTACCCTGTCCACGTCGCTGCTGACTTAGGGTTCAGCGACTCGACCGCGTTCTGGTTCTGGCAGGTTCTCCCCGATGGCCCCCGCGTCATCGACTACTACGAGAACCAATCAAAACCTCTCGCCCACTACGTCACGCATCTGCGCGCGAAGCCCTACCGTTACGACACCCTGTGGCTCCCGCATGACGCCCGAGCGCATACGCTTCAGACGGGTCGCACCACCGTCGAGCAGCTCCAGCAGGACAACTTCAACGTTCGCATCGCGCCGAACGTCCGCGTTCAGCACGGCATCGACGCGGGCCGGTATGTTCTCCCGAGACTCACCATCAACAGCTCCGCGTGCTACTCAGGCATAGAGGCTCTCCGGGCCTACCGTCGCCGCTACGACGAGAAAAACAAAGCCTATGCCGATACCCCGCTGCATGACTGGTCCAGCAACGGGGCGGATGCGTTTAGGTACATGTCGCTGGTCGTCAAGATGGCGCTCAAGGTCGAGCTCCCCCCGCTATCCCGCGAGGTCAGCCCCGACACCATGACCCTCGGGTGGACCCTGCAGGAGTTATTTGACGAGCACGATCAGCGTAGGATGCGTTTAAACGAAGGGCGGGTGTGACCCGTCACTCTTCGGGGGAGGGTTAACACTTGTCCGCGCAGATCGAATCACGGTCTGATTTCGAGAATCTCCAGGATTACTGGAAGGCCGAGCTTGATGCCTCGCACGAGATGCTGAAGAAATGGCACAAGCAGTCCGACAAGATCATCTCGCGTTACATCGACAGCCGTAAGTCCGATGACCGCCTCACCATCGGCACGATCGAAGCTAAACGCCTCAACCTGTTTAACTCGAACGTCCGCACGATGTACGAGCTGCTCTACGGGCAGGTCCCCCAGGTCGAGGTCGCGCGGGCGTACCTAGACTCGGCCGACGACGTGGCGAGAGTCGCCGCCAACATGCTGGAGCGCACGCTCAACAATGACATCGCCGATGACACCGAGCGTTATGACGACGTGTTGTGTAACGTCTTACTTGATCGGCTGCTCTCGGGTCTAGGTGTTGCCAGAGTCAGATACGCCGCCAAGATCGATACCGTCACCAGAATAGACCGCACCGAGACTGAGCATCTCCGGTGGGAAGACGCGCCCCTAGATTACGTCTACTGGGGTGATGTGCGCTGGAGCTGGACTAGAACGTGGAGCGACATGCGTTGGCTCGCGTTTAAGAGCTACCTCACCAAAGACCAGGTCAAGGCAAGATTCCCCAAAGTTGACGCCGACGGTCTCGAGTATCTCGCGCGTGGCATCGAGAGCGAGGAGAAAGCAAGCAGCAAAGAAGAGAAATCCGCGTGGCTGCAAGCTGAAGTGTGGGAGATATGGGATAAGCCTCGTCGCCAGGTCGTCTGGTTCAATGAACACGTTGATGACCTGCTCGACACGAAAGAAGACCCGCTGCAGCTCGTGAATTTTTTCCCGTGTCCGAAGTTCTTCATCGCGAATCCGACGACGACCCTCTACCTCCCGACGCCCGACTATCACCTGGCGCAAGACCTCTACAACGACATCGACTTGCTGCAGACCCGTATCGGTATTCTGACGAAAGCGGTCAAGGCGGTCGGCGTTTACGACAAGAACGCGGATGGCGTGCAGCGCATGTTTAAAGAGGGCACCGAGAACGATCTGATCCCGGTAGATAACTGGGCCTTGCTGGGCGAGCAGGGCGGCTTGCAGGGTGTGGTGGATTGGCTCCCCTTAGCTGACATCGTCGCGGCGCTAGACAAGCTCCGTGAATTACGTGATGAGCAAATTCAGTTGCTTTATCAGGTGACGGGGTTCTCCGACATCATGCGCGGGCAGCTCGATAACCAGTACGAGGGTGTCGGGCAGTCTAAGCAGAAAGTGAAGTTCGCTTCCGCGCGCATGCAGGCGATGCAAAAAGAGTTCGCGCGGTTTGCGTCGGACCTAATCGCACTCAAGGCCGAGGTCATCTGTCGGCACTTCGAGGCGCAGACTATTGCTGGTATGTCGGCGATGCAGTTCTCGCCCGACCAAGAGCTTCTGCCGCAAGCGCTGGAGCTACTGAAGAATCCCGATGTATCGCGACTGCGTATTCGCATCCAGCCCGAGTCGATGTCGATGGTCGACTACGCGGAGCTGCAAGCCGAGCGGACGGCTTACGTGCAAACGCTTTCGGTGATGCTGGAGAAGACTTTCCAAGCGGCGCAGGCGCTACCCGGCTCGGTGCCGGTATTGCTCCAGTTCTTGCAGTGGACGCTCGCGGCATTCCGAGGCGGGGACGAGATGGAGGGCGTGCTCGACCGCGCGATCGAGCAAGCGAACCAAGCGGCGCAAGCGCAGCAACAACAACCGAAGCAGCCTTCGCCCGAGGAGATTAAGGCTCAAGCCGCGATGCAGTTGGAAGATGCAAAACATCAGCACGCGATGGAGCAGATACAGGCGAACTTCGCGGGCGAGATGCAGAAGCGTTTAACCGACAAGCAGGCGGACTTCGAGACCTTCATGGCCGAGAGCCGACATGACATCGGCATACTCCAGGCCGAGCTCCAGGCCGAGCTCACCAAGATTCAAGCGAAGCTCCAGGCTGATACCGAGGAGCGCATCACCGATGCGCGGTTAAACGCCGAGGAGACGTTGACGACCGCTGAAGCCGAGGTGCGCAAAGACACCTTGGAGACGCGAAACGAAATCGTCAAAGAAGCCGCGAAGGCCAAGCTCGATGCTGGCGCGACCCGTAACGAAATCATCAAAGAGGCAGCAAAGGCGAAGCTCAATGCCGACGTACAGGCAAGATCGAAAGACGCTGAAGCTGATTGAAGTTAAGCAGCGTCGAGAACGCGCATCCGCGCCGACGGTGCTCGATGACATCAAGCCGTTCGTCTCACCCGTTGACGGCACGGTCATCACCTCGCGCTCGCGGCTGCACGACCACAACCGGCGGAACAACGTCGAGCCAGCGGGTGACTACACCCCGCAGGATTACATCAACCGAGCACGCGCGATGCGCGCCCGCATGGAAGGGCAAACGTCGGCTGATAAGCGCGAGCGTATCGAAGCCCTGATTCGAGCGGTGGAGAAAAAATGAACACGAACGTCATTGAGCAGGAAGACACGCTCAAGGCCGATTTAGAAGCAGCGATTAGCAAGACGCCCGAGCGGGATCCCGTCGGCGACGCACCGGCGGAAGCCAAGCGCGCGGAGCGGGTCGCCGCCGATGAGACGGCTTCGCAGCTTCGCGAGAAAGCGGAGGCGGAAGTTAGGGAGACGCCCGAGGCGGGTACTGACACGCCATCTGCCTCGGCTTCCGTCTCCGCCCCGGGCGCGCCCCGGAGTTGGTCACCCGCGTTACGTGAGCAGTGGGCCTCCGTACCGCCCGAGGTGCAGGCGCACATTTCGAAGCGTGAGCACGAGATTGCGCGGACGCTTCAAGCCGCGACCGAGCATCGACGTATCGCCGAGCGGTTCCACGCGGTCGTGGCGCCGTACCAGCCGATCATGCAGGCCGAAGGGACGAACGACCCGTTCGAGGCGGTGGATACGCTGTTGAAAACCGTGACGGTGTTCAACATTGGGAGCCCGCAGCAGAAAGCCGCGCGGATGGCGGCACTGGTTAAACACTACGGGGTTGATATCGCGCTGTTGGACGGCGAGCTGGCCGGTATCACGCCCACGCAGACGCCCGAGCTGAAGCGGGTCGAGGAGCTGTTAAACCAACGCTTGGCGCCGGTCGATAGCTTGCTCTCGCGGGTAAACCAGGCCGAGCAGCGCCGCGAGCAGGCGATGAACCAGAGCATTGACGCTGAGCTGGATCACTTTCGCGGAACGAATCCCGAGTTCTTCGAAGACGTGCGCTTGCAGATGGCAGACCTGATGGACCTCTACGCCGCGCGGAACCAGCCCCTATCGCTCGCCGATGCGTACAAGCTCGCGTGTCAGATTGACCCGCAGGTGAGCTCGGTGATCGCTAAACGGGGCACTGGCGGCGGCTCCCCAGCTATGCCGGGGAACGGGGGGAATGGTGCCGTTCCGACGAGCGTTCAGCGTAAGAGAAACGCCGCCAGCAGCGTTATTAGCCCTCCGGGTGGCGCGGCGGTCAAGTCGGGCGAAAAAAGTCTGCGGGAAGAGATTGAGGAGCAGCTTTCGCGGGCGAGCGTGTGATAGACTTTTCGTAGGCCAGCCGCAGGCCGCGCCCATCGGACTGAACCCCGAAGCCTGCCGTTAGAGCCCCAGCGCGCTTGAGCCTACCCAGTCGTTGAGAATTCGCAGGCCGCGCCCATCGGGCTAATCCCCGAAGCCTGTTGTTAGAGCCCCAGCGAACCTCAGCAGAGAACCAACCATTTTCTGTGGAGGATTCGCCATGGCTTTCGCCAATGCCAACATCAGCGATATCGTCGCGACGACCATCGAGTCTCGCACGAAGAAAATCGCCGACAACGTTACCAACAACAACGCCATCCTGCGGAAGCTCTCGATGCGAGGGCGCATTAAGACCTTCTCGGGCGGCAGCAAAATCCTGCAAGAGCTCTCCTTCGCCGAGAACGCGAACGCCGGGTGGTACTCGGGCTATGACCTGTTGCCGGTCGGCGTGTCGGATGTCATCTCGGCGGCTGAGTACACCATCAAGCAGGCAGCGGTGCCGGTCGTCATCTCGGGACTGGAACAGCTTCAGAACGCGGGCAAGGAGCAGATGATCGACCTGCTCGAAGCGCGCATCAGCGTTGCCGAAGCGACGATGGCGAACTTAATCGCGGAGGGGATTTACTCCGACGGCACGGCGGCGGGCGGTAAGCAGCTCGACGGGTTAAACGCGGCGCTTCCCACTAACCCGGCGCTTGCTCCCTATGGGGGCATCAACGGCGCGACGTTCACGTTCTGGCAGAACAAGGTTCAGGCCGGTGCGACCGCGACCATGCTGGCCGACATGAACTCGCTCTGGGCGCTCGTGACCCGAGGCCCCGATCGAACCGACCTGATCATGATGTCGAACTCGGTCTGGCTCGCGTACCTCGCGAAGCTCCAGGCGCAGCAGCGGTTCGAATCGCCCGAGGTCGGGCAGCTCGGGTTCCCGTCGTTGAAGTTCATCGACGCGGACGTGGTGCTGGACGGCGGCATCTACGATTTCGGCCGAACGGGTGCGGCGGCCAATACCGCCTACTTCCTGAACACGAACTACATCCACTACCGCCCGCACGCGGACCGGAACATGGTGCCGCTCTCGCCCAACAAGCGTTATGCGGTTAACCAAGATGCAGAGGTCAGCATTCTCGCGTTCGCGGGTAACCTGACCACGTCGGGGCGGAAGTTTCAGGGCCGGTTTAACTTCACGCCTTAAGTGAAGTTCGACAAGAAAGGGCTCTGGAAAACGGGGCTGACGATTTTAGTCGTGCTGATCGCGCTCGCCTTCATCGGCTGGCGCGTGATGCACGGCCCCACGTAGGAGGGCGACATGTCTAATCTGCCGACTTTCTTCGTCGACCCGGCGAAGCAACGAACGACTGAGGTTGCCGCCGCGCAGTGGTCGGGCGGTCTGAATCGCGGCGGGTCTAATGCGCCCGGCATAGGCATCAACACCGGGGGGTACGACCCCAAGGTGAGCGACTGGCCGAATACCACGTTTAACGGCGCCGCCAACATGCCGTACAACGGGGCTTCGGGCCATATCGGGTTGGTCTCGACCTCTCCCGCCAACCGCATCGCCGCGTTCCAGGGGGCGGACAACAACGACACCCTCCAGTTCGTGACCACTGCGGGCGCGATTGCTCCGGGTGGCGCGCTCATCACCGGTGTCGTCAACCGTACCGGGCTCACCGTTCCCTCGGGTGCGCGGGTCTGGGGCACGCTGACCGTCGCCGGCACGCTGCTGATGGGCGAGGAAGGCTTTGAGGAGGAGCAGGCGCAGCTCGCCAAGGAAGCCGAGGAGGCCGAGGACGAGGAAGAGGCCGAGGCTAAAGCGGACGCCGAGGCCGAGGCCGAGGTCGAGGAGGCCGAGCGGCGCGCCGAGGAGGATGCATCGGAGCGGCATACTCGCGCCAAGGGTGGTCGAGGCCGTCCGCGTGGGCGTTAAAGCATGAAAGCGGGTGGTATGAGGTCGGCGATTAACCGGATGTGCAAGGAATGCATCTACGACCCATTTGCGAGCCAGGGGACTTGGCGGCAGCAGGTCGAGGCGTGTACTGCATCGAATTGCCCCCTTTTCTCCCATAGACCGCGATCTTATGCCCCTAGGGGTACGGAGGTGGCGGGTCAGTCGGAAAATCGTCCTGTAGCGCTGTAGGAGGGCCTAAATGCCACCAGAAGAAGCTGGATTTGAACTGACCGAGATGGCGTTCTCGACCGAGAACACCGATGCGTACCAGCGGGGGCCTCAGCCGGGCGATGATAGCTTGCTGGTCAAGTTCTTCTCGCTCTCGGTTCGGGACGAGGGTAAATCTCGCGCCGCCGGGCGTCCGATTTACATCGATCGCGACCATGTTGAGATCAGGGTCTTAGGCGATCGAACGAATTTCATCGCGCGGGAGGCAACTCCTGCCGATATCGATCGGTTTCCCCGGCATTATCAGGCGTACAAGACGCGAACGACCACGAAGCCCATCGAGGGTACCCCCTTGGCTGAATGGGCGGTTATCACTCGCGCGCAAGTCGATGAATTGGCTTATTTCAACGTCCGCACCGTCGAGCAGCTCTCGCGCATCCCGGATAACCGATTGGGGGCTATCTTTGGGCTCGCGGGCCTGAAAGAGCGGGCGAAAGCGTGGCTCGCCGCGACCGGCGATACGCGGGCGGCGGAGGAGCTGGCGCGGAAGCTCCAGGAACGTGACCTCAAGATTGCCGAGCTCAGCCAGCAAATTGCTGGCTTGCAGGCGGCGGTTGCGAAGCTCCAGCCAAGTGTTGGGCTAGAGCGCCCGAGCCGAGTGCCCGAGGACGAAGAGGAAGAAGACGACGAGAACGATGATGACGACGGGGAGAAGCCGCTTGAAGACAGCGGTTTGTTCATCCCGCCAGACGCACTAGGTTTGCCTGAGAGCGACGAACCGGTGGTAGGGGCTACGGAGGTAGCGGCTCCGGTGGACAATGCGCCGATATTGCAGCGGCGCCGCCGAGCTTCGCGTGAAACCTAGATGGCCGCGCCAGCCGTCCCCAAGTCGGCGAGCATCAATGACATCCTGAACCGGGTCGCGGTCGAGATTGGACTTAGTCCAGAAGCCGATCCGTTCGGCTCGACCGCTGACTACTTCGTACAGCTAAAAACCCTGCTCGCGGTCGCCGCCGAGGAGCTGGCACTCGCGTGGAAGTGGCAGCAGCAAAACCGCGAGCACACCATCACGACCGCGCCGGGGGATACTGGCAAGTACCCGCTTCCGGTTGATTTCAATTACATGATCGACCAGGCGGGGTGGGTTCGTTCCAGCCAGCAGCCGCTTGCAGGTCCGGTATCGAACCAGGAGTGGCAGTACCTCCTCGGGACCAACACCACCAGCATCACGGTCGCCTTCCGTTTAAACCAAGGCGAGTTCTGGCTGTTCCCCCAGCCCCCAGCTTCCGGGCAGACCATCAAGTTCGAATATCAATCCAAGTGGTGGGCGATGGATCCAACGAATCCGACTTGGACCGGGTGCACGGACACGCCCGATAACGGCAGCTTCATCGTGCTCTATGACCGGCTGTTGATATCGAGATTGCTCAAGACCAAGAGCCTCGATGCGAAGGGGTACGACTCAACTCGCGCTCAGGCCGATACCGATCAGGCGTTCATGTTCTTAACCGGCAAGGACAAGACCGCGCCAATCCTAAACGCGGCGTTTGGAGGGGCTCTCGGGTTTAGGTACATCGGAGGGCAATCGGTGCCCTCATCGGGGTACGGCCTGTGATCAGTTTATTAATCTACTTACTAATCGTCGGAATCGTGATTGGTCTCGTGTTCTATGTGGTTGATGCAATCCCGGTTCCGGCACCGCTTGGCAAGATGATCAAAATCGTCGCCATCGTGCTTGGCTGCTTAGTGCTGATTTTCTTGCTCCTGCAACTGGCCGGCGTGCCGGTGCCGCTCACGCTGCGCCCATGATCGGACTCGCGAGTTCAGCCGCTCGCCGTCAATCAGGCCAGGGCGACGTGCAGGTGGCAGTGCTACCGGCGCCGATTCGCGGCATGGATGGGCGGTCTAACCTCGCGGTCGATAACGCGGATAACTGCGTCTTTTCGACCAACCTGATGCCGAGCGAGTACGGCATGCGGACGCGCTTCGGCTGGCGCGAGCATGCGGTGAATCTGGAAGTCACCCCCGGCGTCGGGCTCGGGGTGCGGACGATCATCCCGTTTTCGGGCGCGACCTCAAGCGGTGCCGCCGACAAGCTGTTCGCGGCGACGAACGAGGGCATCTGGGAGGTTACGACGTTCGGTGCGGCACCGGTGCTAAAGCAACCGTTTACGGATACGGGCGCCGAGGCCGGGTTCTGCACCTACATCCATAACGCAAACGCGGCGGGTGCGATTAGCTTGCTGGTCGCGGACCGAGCTAACGGGCTGTTCGTTTACACGCCGGCGACGGACACCTGGGCGCAAGCTTCCGGGATCACTGGCATCAACGTGCTGCTGGTTACCATCGTGATGCGTCACAAAGAGCGTATCTGGCTGGTCGAGCGCGAGTCATCCGATGCGTTCTATCTGCCGCTCGGGTCTGCTTCCGGTGCGGCGACCGCGTTTCACATGGGTGGCAAGTTCAAGCATGGCGGCGCGATCGCGGGGCTCTTTAACTGGTCGGTCGATGGCGGCGAGGGCGTAGATGACTACCTCGTGTTCATCTCGCGCGCGGGCGATGTGATGCCCTATCTCGGTGCTGATCCTTCCGATGCGAGCACCTGGACCAACAAGGGCGCGTTCTTCATCGGCGAGGTGCCGCCGAAGCATCGCTTCGCCGGGCAGTACGGAGGAGACCTGTTCTTGCTCTCGCGATCGGGACTGATCGCGATGACGGACTTGCTTCGCGGGATCGACATTCAAAGCATCGCGGCGACGAGTCTCGCGTTTCGGATCGCGCGCTTTCTTCGTACCGACATGCAGCTTAGCGGCTCGCGTGACGGCTGGCAGGTGTTGTTCGACGGCACCGAGGGCGTGCTGACGGTTGCAACGCCCAGGCGTGCGGATGGCACCTATCGACAATATGTGTTGAACCTGACGACTGACGGGTGGGGCTTCTGGCGCGGTGTGCCGATGCTTTGCTTCGACACGTGGAAGACGTTCGTTTACTTCGGCACTGAAGACGGACGGGTGTGCGTGATGGACGCGCAGACCGATGGCGGCACGCTTGATGGTGACGTGGGTGAGCCCATCGAGTTCGTCGTGCTGTTTAACTATCACCACTTCGACTTGCCTGGGAAATTCAAACGGGGCGTGCTGGCGAGACCTAATTGGCTATCTCAAGCACCGCCCACGTTCACGACGAGATTCTTGTATGACTTCGAGGTCGACTTTGACCTGATTTTCTCGCCTCTACCAGCGGTGTTGAGTGACGGGTGGGACTTCGGGCTGTGGGACATCAGCCATTGGGGATCGGTTCGATTGAACACGTTCTCGAAGCTGTTTGGCACGTCGGGGCAGGGGCGCACTCTTGCGCCGCTCATCATGGGAGCGGCGACGACGCGCGCGATGCTGCTCTCGGTCGACGTGCACTGGCGACCTGGGCATGGGCTATAGGATTCGTGACTTGATGCAGGAAGATTGGGACTGGACGCAAAAGAGACTCGGGCTCGTGCAGACCTCGGATACGCGAGGGCTGGTCGCGTTTAACGAGTTCGATGAGCTCGAACGCGCGGCGGTTGTGATATTCGATAACTGGACGACCAACAGCGTTCGCGTGCATCAGGTGATCGTGCGTCCGATGGTGATTCGTCATGGCTGGTTTGAGCTGATCGCGGAGTACGTGTTCGATCATGGGAAACGAAAAATTATGTACGGCACGGTGCCGAGCGATAACGTCAAGGCGAAGCGTCTAAACGCGCATATCGGTATGACGGTGGTGGCGACGTTGAAGGATGCCATCTCGGATGGCGTTGACATGCTCGTGTACGAGGTTCGTCGTGAAGACTTTCGGTGGTGGTCGGGCTACGAGCGTAAGCAGGTGCACTGATGGGTAAGAAGAACGACGCGCCTCCCTCGCCTAACTTCACTCAAGCTGCTGAGAGGCAGGCGGGCGAAGAACGAAAGCTGCTGACGCAGCAGACTTACGCGAATCGGCCCAATCAGTTCACGCCGCTCGGCGATCTGACCTGGAGCGTCGGCAAGGTATATGACCCGGCCACGAAGCAGTACGTGCCAACGTGGCAGCAGAAAACGACGTTGGACCCCGGGCTCCAGAAGGCGCTGGAGTCGCAGATAAGTTTGACGCGTGGGCGAAGCAAGCTCGCGGGCGGCATGTTGGGGCGGGTTGCAAAAGCGTTGGGACGCCCGGTCGATTACGGGCAGTTCGGTGATCTGTCCGGGCTTCAATACGACCCAACTGAGCTCCGTAATCGTGCGATGCAGTACGCGTACGAGAGCGAGACCTCGCGCCTCGATCCGAAGTTCGCCGAAACGCAAAATGCGCTGGAAATTAAGCTCCGGGGGCAGGGCTTGCGTCCGGGCGATCAAGCATACGATTCAGCGGTTGCGAACTTCGAGCGGGCGAAAACGGATGCGTACCAGCAAGCGCGTCGGCAAGCATTCGAGCTCGGGCAAGGAGAGGCGGGGCAACTCTACGAGCAACAGATCGGCACCGCCGATTACGCGAACAAGCTCCGCACGCAACGCATCAGCGAGATGCTGCAGCAGCGGGGCGTGCCGTTAAACGAGATCAATGCGCTGATGAGCGGCCAGCAGGTCGGCATGCCCGAGATGCAGCCGTTTAGCGGTGCAGGTCAGGGCGGTGCGACGGATTACATGGGGGCTGCTAAGCAGCAGTACCAATCGGGGGTCGATGCCTACAACGCGAAGCAGATGGGCCAGCAAGGGCTCTATCAAGCGTTAATCGGCGGCGCGTCCATGTTAGGAGGGTTCTTCTGATGCCTAGCGGTTATCGACCGTCTTCGTATGCAACGCCCGGTTACTCGGCGGCGCCGACCACCGGTTACACGGGATCGACGCCCGGTCTTCCCATGGAGCCTGCCGGATGGGGCGCTGAGGGCTGGGATCCGTACGCACCGGTTAACTTGGCGTTGCCGACTGGCGCGCCGTCCGGTGCGGGTGGGGGCGCGGTCGGGCCACCGCCGCCGATGGATCCGTTCTTCGGCAACTTCATGCAGGACTTCAACAAAGAGGAAGCCGGCATCAACAAGCAGCGTCGGCTCGCGAGTAGACTCCGCGCGCCAGTTGCCCCCGCGCCGGCACCGGTTGCGCCGAGGCCAGCCGCACCGACCGGGAGCACCGCGCGGACGCATGCGGCGGTCAGTCGCGATCTAGGCTACCAGCCAACGCCCGCGCAGGCTGAGCAGGATTACATCAAGCGCGTGCTGGGCGGCGCGCCGGTGTTAACCGGTGGAGGAGGGCGCTAGCGATGCCACGAACGTATCTGTCGCCGAACCGGACGTATCCGTTGCCCGACCCGGCACCGATTCCGGCGTTTGATTTAACCGGACTCGGTCGTCCGTACTCGGTCGCCGAAGGGTATGGTTTGCCGACTGATGCGCCGCCCGAAGCCCCGTACGATGCGCCGTTCCACATAGGTACGGGAGAGGAACTCGCTACGGGTGAAGTGCCGTACGGCCCGCAGCAAGCAGGTCCGCCGATGCCGGACGTGCCCGCGCCGGAGGTGCCCGGTCCGCCGCCCGGGCCGCCAGCGGGATCGCCGTCGGGGCCGGTTAAGCTCGACGAGAACGGCATGCCTTACGGTGACATGACGTATGACGAGCTTAGCGGATACCTGAAAACGCTCTCGCCAGAGCAGCGGCAAGCGTTTTTAAACAACCTTCTGATGGACGTTGAAGGTGAGGCGTACGGGATCGAGGCGCAGCGTGCTAAAGCGGAGCGTTTACGTGAGACGCCGGGCGGTGAAGCCATGGCGTACGGCAACATTTATCACGCGGCGAATCCGTTGGGGGCGGTGGTGAGCGCGGCTGGAAATTTTTTAGGCTCACGTGAGCAGACTCGCGCCGATCGCGCGGTTGAGGACATGCAGCGTAGACGTGCCGAGGCGTTGCGTGGCGTTCGTGAAGCGGTGTTAGGCGGTGGCTATCACACGCCGGGCGTGCCTCCTACGTAAGTGAACCCGAGAGCGTATCGACGTGCTATCTCAGGCATCGAAAGCTCCGGTGACTACGGTGCATTGGGGCCGAGGACGGACAAAGGCGATCGCGCGTATGGGCGTTATCAGGTCATGGGGGAGAACATCCGTCCGTGGTCTCGGGAGTACCTGGGTCGAGAGATCACGCCTGAGCAGTTTCTTGCATCCCCTGAGCTCCAAGATCAACTCTTCGATCTCGTTTTCGGCGGCTACGTTAAACAGCACGGGCTCCGGGGGGCGGCGTCTAAATGGTTCACGGGCTCAGCCGATGAGCCTGAACGCTCCGACGTGCTCGGGAAGTACACGGGGAAGACCTACGCCGATCAATTCGTGGCGGGGCTGGGTGTGCCCGTGGACGGGGCTCGCGTGTCTCAGGAGGGGTCGAACGTGCCTCAGGTAGTGAAGCCTCGCGGCGGTGTGGTCTCGTACTCGGCGCCAACACCGGAGCAGGTCGCCTACGCGCCGGGCGAGATCGAGGCGATGCTGGGCTTAGGTATGGACACCAACGAGCAGACGGCGGCGATGGCGAGGCGTTTACGCGGACAGCAGCGCATGGGTCAGCTCTTATCGCTCTCGCAGATCGGGCCGATCGCCAAGCTTGGGGAGACGATGCTGTCGGGAGTCGAGAATGCGGCGCAGCGGGGTGGTGTGTTACGAGAGGCGATGGCGAGACAGAAGTACGAGGAAGAACAGACGAAGCTCGAACGCGAGCAGGCGTTGCAAGACCGGGTGGCCGAGCAGCAGTACGAGGAAGAGGTTAATAAACGGGAGCTAGCGGAAGCACAGGCGGCGGCGGAGGCGCGGGCGACAGGCGATGTAGCGAAGGCTGAGCAGGCGTTTAAAAATGCGAAAGAGCTTCAGCAGCAAAAAGACGCTGCGAGGCAAGAGCTGGCGGAAGCGAAACAGGCGTCTAAGCCTAAAGTTCTACCGACGACGGAAGAACGTAAGAATGCCGGTAACTTCAGAGCCATGCTCCAAAACGCGATCGAGCTGTCCAAGTTAAGAAAGAGCAAGAAGCTTCACATCGGGCCGTGGGAGGGGCTGGCGACGGAGATAGCTACCGGGGAAGACCCGGTGCAAGGGCCTATCATGCATAAGCTGTGGCCGATGAGCCCGGAGGATGTAGAGGCGCAGAATCGATCAGGTCAGTTGCTTTCGCAGATGAGCATCCTGTTGTCGGGTCTGACGGTGTCCGATGTAGAGCGCAAGCTCATCAAGAGCTACCTCCCACGCCTTCGTCAGTCGGAAGAGGCTTTTGATGCGAATCTTGAGCTGCTCCTGGAAACACTTCGGGGTAAAGCACGAAGCTTGTATGAAAACGCGGGATTGGAGGTGCCCGAGGATCTCGCATCGTTGTTAGAGGATGTCGAAGAAGCAGCGACGAACGTACCGCCGAAAGCGAAGAACGCACCGATGACGCTAGAGGAGAAAAAGAAAAAGATAGCTGAGATGGAGAAGAACCTCTGATGGCATTGTCAGCCGAAGAACAAGCGGAGCTCGATCGACTTCGGGCCGAAGTCGCCGAGGAGGAGGCGCAGGCGGCGCCAGAGACGCTTACGCGTTCCGAGGCTAAGCCCGAGCCGTACCGTTTGTTAAAGCAAGCGGGGCGGGCGCTGGTCTCACCGCTTTGGGCACTTGAGCAGACGCCAGTTGGCACCGGGCTAGCCGCGAGTGGCATTAAAACGGGCATGGGTGTCGCAGATCTCCTCCATCTAGGCGACCCAAAACTTCATCGCGAGGTTCGTAAGCTCGTCGAGCAAGATGTTGAGGAGGGAGGTTTCGGGGCAAGCGCGGGCGAGACGGCGGGCGATGTGGGACAGATCGTCGCAGCGAGTCTTTTGACGGGTGGCGCGGCGGCGGCCGCGCGGGTCCCGAGACTAGCCACCGCTTTTTTTCCGCGTGCTCAACAGGTGGTTAACGCGCTTCGCGTTCCGGGCACGGCGGGGGCGGCGGAATTCGGTTTTCTTCGTGCACAGCCTAAGGAGGGCGAGGAGCGAGCAACGGTCGCCGAGCGAGTAGCGAACGCCGCTACCGATGCGGCGATCAATTACGGCTTCGGGGGCGCGGGTAAGATCGCGGGTCGGGGGATTGAAGAATTAGTAGCCCGTGGTGTTTCTAAAAACTGGTTGAGAGCGAACGCCGCGAAGCTGATGGGTGAAGGTATCAGGATTACGCCGGGCATGTCCTCGAAATGGCCTTTTCTCGGTGTAGCAGGAACGATACTCAAATTTACACCGGGATTAGCGGGTGCAGCCAAAGCGGCAGAGAGCGACTTCGCTCGAAGCGTTCGCGAGGTCGGACTCAAGAAAGCCGTGCCTAGAGGCGAAACGCTGACCAAGCTTGAGCCGCACGAGGCCATACAAGAAATCGAGGACATGTACGCGAGGCGCTACGGGGCTGCATGGAAGCAAGCCAACGCGACCGCCTACCGGCCGGTTGCCGCTTCGATTAGAACGTTTGCCAAGAACGCGCGACGGGAAGATAGAGATGGGCTGTATAAACTTGCCCGAGACATCGAGACGGCGGGGAAAGGGAACAAGCCCGAGCTGATCGATAAATATCTCGATGATGAAATCGGGAGCGCGGTTAAGAAGCGCGATGTATACGATTTCCTAACCGGACAGCGAGCGGATTTCAGAGGATCGCAACCGGCGCATGTGAGGGATGAGCTGAGCGAGCTCGATGCAGACTATGGCAAATACAAGACGCAGGAACTTGCGATCGGGAAGGGGCCTCCCTCGGGTGAGTACGAGACGAAACATCTGACGCAGGCATTGAGGTCCAAACGGCTGAAGCAGTACGCGCGAGGCAAAGCCCCGTATCAGACGCTTGCCACTGAGGTTGAGCCGTTTACACCGCCTGAGCTGAATAAGATATTGGATCCGATTAGAACCAAAATATTGAAGCTCTCGGGAGAGTGGTCGCCGGAGTTGTACAGTGGATTTCGGAAATACATGTTCGGTGAACATCCCTGGCAGCAAAAGCTTGCTCGTATGGCGAATAAGCTGCGCTACCAGCCGCCGTCGGTGGCCGGTGCGGTGGGCGTGAGCGCGGGAGAATAATCAATGCCGCGAGATCTCTCTGGCGTTTACACGCTTCCCCCGGGTAATCCCGTTGTTTCGGGCGCGATCATCGAGTCCGCGTGGGCTAATAACACGATGGGGGATCTCCGGGACGCGATCAGCGACAGCCTCGATCGCAATGGTCGCGGCGGCATGCTGGCGCCAATGAAGTTCACCGACGGGTCGGCGGCGGCTCCCGGCATCACGTTCACCAATCAACCGTCGACCGGCATACACCGTGACACGGCAGCGGGCCATCTGGAGCTCGGGGTGGGGGGCACGGCCAGGCTTCGTGTAAACGCAAGCGGAGTGGTTGAAATCTTCGTCGGTGGCGCGTGGGCTGCGCTCGACATCACTAACCTGCCGGTGAAGGTCGCTCCAGCGG